GAAATCATGGGATTTCAGGACACTAAGAACATACAAGGACGCTTAAGGTCTGGTTATGAATTAGTTAGAGCCGACGAATATCCAAATGAGGACTTTCCAGCAATCATGGACGGCAAATACGCAGGGGTAATCGGGCACGGAGGCCTTGTGCTGACAAGGGTACCGGAAGAGATCGCAAAACAGAGAGAAGCTTACTACGCTAAAGAAGCGGGTGATCAGATCACTGCAATAGATAACGATCTTATGAAGGAACAGCATAGGGGAATGCCTATCGACATCGATAGACAATCTCGTACAACCTTCGGTGGCAAGAAAAGTTAAAAATTTTAACACTTCGACCCAACGGATAAATTAATCGAACTGGAGGCCTTTCGAGGCAGGTTCACTAAGGAGAAAATAATATGGCTAACGCTTCAACAACAGGGTTTGGTTTCAGACCCATTAAGATGGTTGGACAGTCGTATAATACTGCCGGTTTAAGTGAGTGGAATGTAGCCGCTTCTTCAGCTTTAATTTGTCATAGCGCTTTGACAATTTTAACTGCTGATGGAGTTGTGCTTACTGCTGCTAACGGAGGGGTGAATAACCTCGGCGTACTTAACGGTGTATTTTATACAGACGCAACAACTAGTAAACCAACATGGTCGAACTATTCGCCCGCTTCTAACACAGCTACAGACATAGTTGCACTTATCAATGATAATCCGCAACAAATGTTTGAAGTAATGTCTGCAGATACTGCATTCGCTGCTAATGAAGTAGGAGAGTGTGCAGATCAAGTTACAGCTAATGGCGGCTCACCGTTGTTCAATTCTTTATCAAAGATATCGGCAACAACAGGCGCAGGAACAGCTCAACTAAAAATAATAGGTGTTTCAAGAGATCCTGAACATTCTGATGTAACTGAAGAGGGTTTTACCCTTAGAGTTATGATTAATGAACATATCTTAGGAAACAACTCAGCAGGCATATAAGGAGATAAAATATGGCTATATCAAGAAACCAACTCGTAAAAGAGTTAGAGCCAGGATTGAATGCTTTATTCGGCCTGGAATACAAACAGTATGAGAATCAGGCAGCTGATATCTTTACTACAGAGTCATCTGACAGAGCTTTTGAAGAAGAAGTAATGTTAAGTGGATTCGCTCAAGCACAAGTAAAACCAGAAGGTGGCGGAGTCGTATATGACAATGCTCAAGAAACTTTCACATCAAGATACACTAACGAGACTATTGCTCTCGCTTTTGCTATCACTGAGGAAGCAATTGAGGATAACTTATATGATAGACTAGCTTCTAGATATACTAAAGCTTTAGCAAGATCTATGGCTCAAACAAAACAAGTTAAAGGTGCAGTTCCATTTAACAATGGATTCGGTACGTTCACTTCAGGTGACGGATCAGCACTTTTTGCTACTAATCACCCTACAATTGCTGGAACTGTGTCTAACACACTAGCAACTGCAGCGGATTTAAACGAAACTTCATTAGAACAATCATTGATTGATATCAATGCATTCACTGATGAAAGAGGTTTAAAAATCGCCGCTAAGGGTATGAAGATGATCATCCCATCTGCACTACAATTCACAGCTGAAAGACTTATGGCTTCTGCTGGTAGAACTGGAACTGCTGATAATGATATCAATGCTATCAAATCTATGGGGATGATTCCTCAAGGTTACTCTGTTAACAATTACTTAACAGATACTGATGCATTCTACATTATTACAGATGTGCCAAATGGTATGAAACATTTCGAAAGAACTCCCATGACTACTAAAATGGAAGGTGACTTCGATACTGGTAATGTAAGATACAAAGCTAGAGAAAGATACGTATTTGGCGTTTCTGACTATAGAGGTGTGTTTGCTTCACCAGGAGCATAATCATTAAATTTTATATGGCGGGACATAGTTCCGCCATATTCTAATAAGAAAGTAATAATATGAAAAAAACTTCTATCAATGTCTGGGCTTATAATTACCATGCTAAATTTAATGTTGAGCATGTTGATGATACAGCTAAAAGTGTTGAACAAGCGGTGCTTGACAAACTAGGAGAAAAGAGTATAGTTTGGGAATATCTCGGAGAAAGTTTTCATCCGGGATTAAATAGAATAACTTACGAAGAGGTTATCGATGATACAAGACCTATACAAACAAAAAAGGTCCTTGGAGTTGAAGTGGCAACAGGAGCATCTGGATAATAACAGATATACTCTTGACATGGTTAGGATAGATGACACAATTAAAAGAGTTATCACTGACATAAAGCTGGAAGAAGCAGCTATTGCTACAAGGCAGAATCAAATTGATGATGCTGCTCCACAAGTTTCTGTAGCTACTTAAGTCACAAAGCTACATCGCTGAAATCGCACTTTTATGTAAGGATCTCTTGCACTCTACTTAAAAATAACATATAAATTTATCACTATACAAATTTTAAATAAATTTAAATGTAGACGCGTATAGTCGACTATCCCCTAGGGACTACATTTATTATATTCTAGGAGGAATATTATGGCTAACACAACTTTTTCGGGACCCGTAAGATCGGAGAACGGATTTAAAAATATAAGTAAAACTGCATCAACTGGTGTGGTTCACGATAGAACTTTTGGTACACCTGCAAAAGACGCAAGAAGAGCTTACTTAGAAGAAGACTTCATGCAAAGACCGGGTATCAATGCAAATATAGACCAAGTATCTACAGTTGAAGTTCAAAGAGCTTTAAACAGAAACTGGGAAGCATTAGGAACTAACATGACTACTGCTCTATGTACATTTGCGACAACTGGCGCTGGAGTTTTAGTAACAACAGCAACAGCTGATCAAGATCAAGGTATTTTGTTACCACATTTAGATACTGCAGCGACAGCATGGGCAGGAACTTTATGGGGAACAGAAAACTCAGTTCATTTTGAAACATCACTGCAGATACCTGCACTCGATAATCAAAAAGTTTGGACGGGTCTAAAGTTAACTAATGATCAATTAGTTGCTACGGACGCTAACCAAATGTTCTTTAAATATCAAACAGATGCTACAAATAGTGAAGCCTTTACTGATTTTACTAAATGGCATTTTGTTCATAGTATTGGTGGCACTGATTATATCAGTCAATTGCCAATTACTGTTGCAACAAACACACCATACCACTTTAAAATTGAAGTTGATTCAGATAGAAAAGCGGCAATTTTTGTAAATGGTGTACAATACAATGTAACAACTACTGCGGGCAGCACTGGTGGTACAGCGGTAACGACTGGTACTACTAAAACAGCAGCTTTGACAGACAACATTGATTTAATTCCTTACGTTGGAATTGAAGCAGGAGCGGCGGCAGCGGAAGCAGTCAACGTTCATTATGTTGCTTGTAGCAGAAACGTATACGAATAATAATTAACTCTCTGGGTGGAGTGTAATGACTTCACCCCTAGATAAGGAGTAAAAAATGGCAGACTTAGTACTAAACCAAACGGTTTATCAAGGCGAAAAAAAACTAATAACACATTATCAAAATGTTTCAGATAGTGATGGAGGCACAACTACAGTTGTTGATGTTTCAGCATTAACTGCAGACAGAAATGGCAATGCATGTGCAACGGTTACACTAAATAAAATATGGTATAGTATATCTATGACAGCAAAGGTAGACGCTATTAAATTAATGTGGGATGCAGATACCGATGCAACTTTTTTAACATTAGAACAAAGTGGATTTTTAGATTATAGCTCTATAGGTGGAATACCTAATAACAAGGCTACTAACTACACTGGTGATGTTAAATTTGTTACGCCAGCGTGTACCGCTAATGATAGTGCCACAATTACGTGTGAATGGCTTAAGAATTACTAGGAGGTAGCATATGGCTAACACTACTTCCGGAACAGTAACGTTCGACAAAACATTTGCTGTTGATGAGATTATCGAAGAAGCTTACGAGCGAATTGGCTTACAATCTGTTTCGGGATATCAATTAAAAACAGCAAGACGTTCTTTAAACGTCATGTTTCAAGAATGGGGCAATAGAGGTTTGCACTACTGGGAAGTAGGCGATACCAATATTGATCTTGTTGAAGGTCAAGCTGAATATACTTTCTACAGAGCAACCGGAGATGGAACATCTTCAACAACAGTTGGAGGAACAACAGGAACATCGACTTATGGT